AGCTGTAGGTATAGCATGATCTGTTTCTGTAAAGATCATCTCCATAATTCTTGCGTGCAATCTATTAGCTGTTCCTACATCAATGTCTTTTCTTTTTAATAAATCTTCTGGTTTAAAAAACATTGCCTCTCCAGGCTTAATGTTTGGATCATCAATAGCAGCATCATATAATTTAGTTTGCCTGATAAGATCCCAATCTCCCTCTCTTATTCCATAAGTTTCTAAAGTTTGTGTAAGAGATCTTCCGTAAGATTGTAATTTTCCTTTTTCAGTTAAGGCATTAAGTTCTTTCCAAGATAAATTAAAATTATCTCCTAAGAAACCCATAAACTCCATACCAAAAGCCCAACGACCAGCTTGTGTTAAATGTGATAAACCAGATGCTCTAAGTGTTGCGTCTGATAACATCTTTGCAAGTATAGGTGCATCCGTATCTATAAAATATCTATTAGCAGCTGATGCAATAGTTGACCAATGCTCAGCAACTAACCCAGCTCTAATAGCTGCCTTAGACCAGGTTTTGTCTGTTTTTAAACCATCCTTAATTAATTTTAATGCTTTTCTATTTGCTTTGTATGCGGGTAATCCAAGAAACTTAGATGTCATTCTTGAAAAGAAAAAGTCAGATTGTGCAAGTAGTGTTGCAGATCCAATAACAGCAGAAGTTAAGATGTGTCTTAAACCAGCAAATCCCATAGCCCACCACTTATCTACTCCACTATTTAATCTACCAGAATGAGCTAAGTATAAATTTTCTAATCCCTCTATTTTTGCTCTTACACTTTCTCTTTCTTTAATTGGCATATCTTTTGTATTAACTCTAATAAGATCTACCAAGTATCTAAACCCAGCGTTAGGATTTGGTCCCAAGGCTCTCATCATAGCTGTATCTCTACTGATGCTTTCTAAATGCTGGTATATTGTAGATATAACATCTTCATCTCCAAACTTAGATTGATAAGCCATATAATCATCTGCACTTTTAAAAACTAAAAATCTATGATCTAATCTTTTGTTAGCTGTCATACCAGATGCGTTGCTCATAGTTCTTGATGTAGATCTTGAGCCTGGTACTAATTGACTAACTCCCTCAGTTCTTATTGCCTCATAAGTTCTAGGTAATTCTAAAACTAATTCCTCTCTTGTAAATGATCTACCCGTTTTATTGTTAATCATTCTTTCAAGATCTAATTTAGGTAAAATATATTCGATCCATTCTTCTTGAGTTGCTTGACCAACTTTAACTGGATTATGTGGCTGTGGTAAATAATTACCTTTTATCTTAGCAACATTGCCACCAAATTGATTGTGTCTAGTTCTTGCAAGTTCTATAGCCTCATTGATTGCTGCAGCAAATTCTTTTGCTAAAGGATTAGCAGTAGATCCAGGTTCTAATATTTCTTTAATAATTAATGGAGTAGTCATTTTTTGAAATTTATTTCTTCTACCAAAATAACTTGTTCTATACTTCTCCATAAACTTAGCTAAAGGTGCGTGTACTAAACCTAGCTCAGTTCTTTTCATATTAGTTATTGATAAGATTTGATTGCCAGCATCTTGATCGAATATAGATCTTATTCCCTCAATAATATCTTTTTTGCCTTTAAAATTTTTATAATTTTCTACAGTAAATTTATTCTGAGCTTGTACTCTAGCTTGATATAATGCGTTTCTTTTAGATCTAATTCTTTTTTCTTGCTGCACATCCCAAGTCTCTTTAGCTGCAGCTCTTTCAGCCTCAAAGTCATTATAACCTTGAGCCTTAAATTTATCGTATTGTTTTTGAAATTCTATTCTGTGAGCATCTGCTGCATCTGATGTCATCTCTCCATCTCTAAGCGCATTGCTAATACATTTTAAATAACTCATTTACAATCCTTTAATCTTTCTAAGGCTTGAGCTGCCTTAGCATCATCTTCTAAAAATTCTCTCATTGGCTTAACTATATCTATTTCTTCTCCAGCTCCATCGATATAAGTACCCGTATGGATCTTAGCATCTATTAATTCTTCTGAGCCTAATCCTTGTTTTTCTAAAGCTGAGAACCAGGCATCGTCTAATTCCATTCTTATATTTTCTTTTGCTTTTTCAAATGCAGCTAAACCTTTTGCAGTTTTAAAATCACTAGCTTTCATTTTGTATAGCTTGTGAGATCTTGTTAAAATTGAGGCAGTTGATTTTAATCTAATTTGTAGCTCAGCTGTCATGCCATCTTTAGTTAAAAGTTGAACATGAATGCCTCTATATCCAGATCCTCTGCCATTTTCAGTTTTTAAAAAATCGTCAAATTCTATAGCTTTTACAGTATTCTTAACATCTTGAGCTACAGCTCTAGCCTGGTCAATAGTATCTACATCTATTCTAGCTCTAAGCAAATCAGACACTTCCTCAATATTTCTAGTCTTGAGTTTTTCTGCCAAACTTGCGTCATCTTTTATGCTTATATCTATATTAGCTTTATGTTTTTCTTTAAATTTGTTAAGAAAAGCTAAGTATCCATCATAGTTCTTTTTGGCTAAAGCCTTTAATTCGTTGATGTCATTAATACTATGATATATAACTCTTTTACTTATGGCACTTGTAGAACCAACAATATTATTATCAGATCCTCGTAATGATGGAGGAGATGCTGTAGCGTCTGCAAAAACTGATGATGGCGGAGTAGCTTTTGTTCGTTGGGATCCAGCTGCTAAATCCTGGGTAATAGATAATGATTTAACTGCTGGAGATGTGCTTACACTACCTCCACTACCTACATCATCTTTTATTTCTTTAGATATTCCCTCGCCTAATATTTCATCAGCAATTGATGGATCTTCTGAGGCTTGACCCACTTTTGGATCACTAAATAATTTATCTGTTTTTAAGTCTTCTTCAAATTTCGGAGGTATCGTTGATGTCTCAATTTCAGTTTTGTTAGCTCCAAATGACTGGCTAACATCGCTCCCTCTAAAATCTCCTTTCGCAGCTGCGTCATCGATAGCTTGCTGGAAGAATTTTTCTGCGTCTGATCTTTTTCCATCTTTGAGGAGTTGAGCTGCTTTTGTAAGTTTGTCTGAGAGTTCTGCGCCAGCTCTTGTCGCGATCTGTTCAAATCTTTCTCCAACTTGCTCATATATTAATCTTTGCTCCTCATTGTTAAGTTTGTTTAATTTATTTCCCGCTTTTTGTAAAGTTGTATCGTTTTCAACAATAGTCTTAAATGCAGCACTTCTTTTAGTTATGTTCTTTTTAGCCCAGTTTAATAACTGAGATCTCTCTACTAATAGAGTTTCTGCAAAAAAATCTGTGCCAAATAATGTGTCTTGTTTAGTGACAGTTTTAGGTAGTGTGTTTGTTAATCTTAATGTTTGTTCTAACTCTCCAATAGTAGAGAATTTTTTATCTTTTAAAATTTTAATTATATTTGCGTGTAAAGATTTATCTTCAATAATCTCTCCAACTTTAGCACCCAGGTTTTCAAGCTGTCTATTATTAGATACCATTCCCCAGGCATCATCACTTAATTGTGTTAAACCAAATGTATTTCTAACCAGATTAGTTCTAGGTGGTAAAAATTTTTTTATTTGTTCAAAGTCAACACCATATCTGGATCTTAAAATTTTAGCAGCATCGCTAGCTGTACCAGTATTATTCATAAGATTAACCATCAAACCTTTAATCATGGCAGCCTCTGGTGTAATACCATCAGCCTCTCTTATTGTATAAGCTAGTAAATCTATTTTCTTTCCTTGAGCTGATAATCTTTTAGCTAATCCTAATCTTTGGTGTCCATCAACAATTGCTTTTGTTCCATTCCTATATTCAAAAACCATTATTGTTCCAGCTGCAACATTATCCCATTCTTTAACTTCAGCTAGCTTATTAGATACACCTCTTTTGTCTCCGTCTGTTTTATATTGAAAATTTACTGGATCAAATTCTATTTCTTCTGGTTTATAAATTTGATTGTTAGCTGTTATCTCATTTATACTTTTTGATTTTATTGCTGCCTCAATAGGTTTTATTTCTTTTTTAATATCATTTAAAACCATAGTCTGAGCTGCATTATGATTTTCTGTATCAAGCTGCGATGTAGCTTTTGTTTCTTCAAAAGGATTTTCTGGCTGTTTAACTTTAGACAGCTCTTCTGGATTTTCTATTTTAAGAGCTTTAGATATTTTATTTATTTCTTCATCGCTTGATTTGTTTAATGCTTTTCTTAATGTACCAGTAGCATTAGGAACACCTTTAATTAAACCTTGTATTAATCCACCTAAAACAAATGAACCAGCTCCAACAGTTAATGTATTTAAAACTCCAAGATTAACTGTCTTACCAAATAATTCTACTTCTGTTTTTAATCCAACTTCTTTTCTAAAACCTTGAGCTTTTATTTGTATTGGTATCTCAATCGCTGTACCTATTAAACCCTCTACCCAGGCTACTCTCCATGCAGCAGCTAACGCTGTTGTTGGAACCTTATACATAGCTCCAATTGGTAAAGTACCAAGAACCAAAGGATCTGTGACTAACGCAGAAAAAGAACCAGCAAAGTTTCCAAAGGTTCCCATGCCAGTAGATCTGTCTGCTATATCAGCTTGCTTTTCATGTAATCCCTGGATCCTAACTCCCATAGTATTAAAAAATTGATCTTGATTTTCATAACCCATGTTAGTTAATTCTTCTGCAATATCTGGATTAGCAGCTTTTAACTCATCTATTCTTTGCCAATAAGTATCTATATTTTCTTGTTCAGATGGTGGCGGTTCATCTAATACTCTAGGATCTTCTGGTCCCAAAGGCACATCTTCATTATTATAAATAGGATTACTAAATTGTGAGTATCCTTTTTTATTTAAAAAATCTGTTAGTAAGCTGTATTCTTTTTCTATAGAGTTTCTTTCACTATCAAATCTATCACTAGCAAACATTGCATCATAACTAGCTCTAAAATTTTCTAAGTATCCAGTTCTATTTCCACTAGCCCAGGATGTTTCTCCTAAAGAGTTTGTGGCTTTTTTCTCATCAAAGACAAAAGACATTATCTACTTTCCCAGTTTGATCTAACTTTATTAAAATCTATTATAAAAAAATTATTACCCTCTTTTGCAAAATTACCATCGATTGCATATCTTGGTTCTGCATTAGCTTTAGATGGATGATCTTGCATAGCTACTTTAAATTTACCATAGCCCACACTAACTAAGTATGGATCTCCACCCTCAAAGATTTGTATATTTCTAATTTTACCATCGCTAGATTTACCTACTGCTTCTCCAGGTAAGAATTTACCATCTACCATAGTTCCGCTAGCTGTAGCTAACATAGCTGGGTTTTCTTTTAACCAATCTACAAAATCGTTAAACTCATCATTCTTTAACCACATTGGAACATGAACAGCGTTGTTGTTATATTCTGCAACACCACCATAAGCTCCATTAGATCCTAAAGACATATTCATTGCTTTATCGTAAAGTTTTTTATCAAAAGTACCCGTCTTATATTTTGGAGAATTAAAATACATAGCAGCATAAATATTATCTGCAGTTCCTACTATGTTGTTAAATGTTTCTATATTTTCTGGAAATATATTTTTATATTTAGCAATCGTTAATCTTTTATCTGTGTCTTTAACTTTAATATCTATATTATCATTTTTATTTAATAGATAACCCTCAATAGCTAGATCTATGGCTTTGTTAGGCATACCCTCAGATATAATACTTAATCCTCCTATATGAGCTAGGAATTGATCTTTTTCCTGGAGCTGAGCAAATACTTCTGGAGCTTTGTCCCCAAAACCCTCTACTAATATTTGAGATAAAAATTGTATTTGTGTTGCATTTTCCATTTTACCTAAAACAGCTGTTATTTGTGTAGCCTCAGTTTCAGATAAAAATTTACTTTCAATCCCATAAATAGCTCCAATACTTTCTGCTTGTGATTTTCTTTTAATCATAGCAGCTTTAAAAGTTTCAAAGTTTTCTTTTGGATTAGATGCAAACTCATTGAAATCAATTGTTTCAATATCAAATGTGCCTCTTTTAGATGCAGCTAATATTGGATCTTTTTTAAGATCTGCTTTTAATTTAGCCTGGTAATCTTCAATTGTTTTTAATTGATCGTACAATACAGTTGAAGTCCCCTCTTTATTAGCAGCTATCTTAGCTCTAGTATCTGTTAAAAAATCTTCTATTTGAGTTGGTGTCATTAAATTTAATGATTGAACCAAAGCAACTTTAGCTTTTATCTTTTGAGCTTTTAATACTATTTCTGGCTTACCTAAAGCATTTCCAGTAGCCTCATAACTTTCAAGCGTTGCAAGATCTGGAAGAATACCATCACTAGCCATGCTATCCATCTTAGTTAATTCAGAGTTAATTAATTTAGTAGATGTTTGACTAGATGTTTTAAAATGTGATGCTAATTTTTCTACATCTTCTGTAGATAATCTATCATCTTTTTTAGCAGCCTCTAATGCTCCAGCTCTTTGATCTACTGGTACATTTTTATAACCATAATAAGCTATATCTCTTCTTGTAGATCTTTTAACATCATCAGTTTTTTCTCCAAATAAATCACTAAATTTTTTACTATTTAATAATTCTTTTAATTCTTCTTCTGCAGCAAATTGAGTGTCTGGATTTTGTGCATATATTATTTTTTTCTTTAATGTTTCAATATAATCAAGATTTTGTGATCTATTGTTTTCTATTAAATTTTTTGTAGTTGATAATCTAATTTCGTTGCCATCTTCAAGTTCTTGTTTTTTTAACCAGTTGTTAAAATATTTTTTGGCAAATAAACCATTAAAATTATTTGTTGTATCTTTAACTTTTTGTACTTCGTTTTTATAATATTCTAATCCTTGATCTGGATCGTTCATTTGTGATGCAATAAGTTTGTGAGCAGATAAACCTTGTTTGTTTTCTGATCCGTTCATCACAGATTTTTTCTTTTCAAATAAATCATTTTCTGATTTTATTTGTTGATGTTTTATATAAAGATTTTCGCCAGATCTTAAAAAACCTTTCATGGCTTTGCCAACAGATTGAGCCTCAGATAAACTTATTTGTCTTCTGTCATAAACATTTGATGTTTTTTCTGTAGGTTCTAATTGTGATTTATATAATTTTATTGCCATATTGTTTCTCCTAAGCTGCTAATACTTTTGTTCCAAGATCTAATAAACTATTACCAGCAGCGTAATAAGATGCTTTCTTAGCTACCTTACCTCTCCATCTAGCAAGATCTGCATCAGCTCTTTTTTGTATAGCCTCATTGTAAGCAGCATCTCTAGCATTCTCTGCATTGTAATCTAAAATATCTCTGTCTCTTTGTAGTTCTAATTCTTGATCGTATAATGCCTCAACTACAGTTCCAGACATTGTGGCTCCACTAGATAAATAAGCTACAGTAGTTTTGCCTTGGATCTGTTCAACTGTTCTATCAAACTTAGGTAAAGAATATTCATTGTGAACAGACATTAATTGTTCTGCTCTTTGATCGTCTATTTTAGCATTACGCTCTAATATCTTAGCATTAAATTCTGATGCTGCTTGTGCTGATTTACCCGCAAATATATCTCCAAAAAAACTCATCTTTCTATCCTCGCAAATCTAATAAAGTCTTCTCCATCGGGTCCATAGTTTTTCATAAGACCCTCTGAATTAAGACCTAGCCATTTAGCAAATCGGATTGCCATTTCACAATCTGCTTTGACACTTGTTTGTAATCTTTTTATTTTGTTATTTTTTATAAGCATCTCAGTTCTTTTCTTTATATGCTTTGCGCAAAAAATTGGATACTTATAAATATCTTTTGTAGCCAAGACCCACCCCTCGGCAACGCCATCCCAAAGTGTAAATACACCTCCAGCCGCTATGGGTTTGTTATTGACTAAACCCGTGAACGACATACCAACTTCTTTTAAGTAGTAAGCATATTTTTTATGTTCTGGTTTCAGCTCTAATAATTTGCTGTTTAAACCAATCTCTAATATTTGTTCAGCGTGTTTATTTTCAAAAGGTACAATTACAACTTTAGACACTCTCTGTCTCCAATCGTGGATATATACCTAAAATAGTCATTGGTAGAGCTTGAGGTTGTTTAACATAAATTAATCCCTCTACTCCGTGTCCAGCATCAAACTCAACTTGTTTGTCGCCAGTAAATAATGGAACGGGTAAATCCATACTTGCGCCACTATCTCTAAAATCTATTGCAGTTAAATTATCTGAGCTTGGTCCAACACTAGCTCCAACTGTATTTTGAAATCTTACAGATAAATCAAAAACTCTAACAGTTTTAGTTTGTGTTGTTTCTGTATAACCCTCATCCAATCTCATAGTTCTTAAATCAGATGTATATAACAATCCTACAGCTGCCTCTTCAATTGCTGTATCCAGGTTAATAGCACCCGATGAAACTGTTTTAGAATTTTGTACGGATCCCTCTCCGATTATATCTACTACTTCTCCCTCTAAATGAGTTAAACCAGATAAGGTAGAAGTTTCTCCGCCAGTATAATTTAAACCACTATCTAAATAATGGAATGCAGTTAAATCTTCGTTAAATTCAAAAGGTGTAAAATATTCCACATATCTTTTTGTAGCTCCATTTATATATCTTTGAATAATGACCCAGACTTGATCCTCATCTCCATCGCCATCTATGCAAGCTACACTTTCTACTTTAGCATGAGTTAAAACTTTATCAGTTTGCTCTGTAGTGTGAGCAGAAGTTAGATTAACAATAGTTTCTCTAGCCTCATCTGTGTAAAGTTGAATTTGATTGTCATCTATTTTTTCTACAAAATATTTTGTGTTTTCAGATAAACCAGAAATACTTGTGCCAGTATTATCGTAAAAAATATGATCTCCACTTTTAAAACCATGAGCTGATACAAATAAAATATTATTATTTATATTTACACCTTGATAAATAAATTGTGTTGTGTCAGATCCAGGAGCTGAGGTTAGGCTGATAGCTGTTCCAGCGGTAGCAGCAGAAGAAGATTTTGCTAATTTTATATTGTTAGCATCAACATTAATTACATAATAAACTTTAGAATTATTTAATCCGCCAATCTTGTTAGATGCAGCATAATAATAAACTGGATCTCCCGTAGCTAAACCATGACCCGTGATTGTGATTTGATTTGATGTAGTATTTACATTTGTTGAGTTTGAAGTGAATTGTATTTTTTGTTGTTTAATAGTTTTACCAGTATCTGATTTTCCTCCGAAGATGTGTCTGTGCCAGGCTACTACATTCTCTAATCTATTGTAAGTTAATCCAGCCATTTGACCATCAGCTCTTACCGCCCACACAACAGAGTATGGTTCTTGCTGATATGACATATCTGTAAAACCACTTTCTGAAACATGATCTGCTAAGATAGTAAGATCTGGAGCAGTATAACCATCAGTATCAAAGTTATAAGCTAGCTCTCTAATTTTTCTTCTTGATCTTTGTAAAAATATTGTTGCGTTTCCAATTGATAAAGCATCAACACCAGAAGATCCGTAGTTAGATTGTTTTCTAATATTAATGTTGGTTGGTGTGATTGCATCTTGAGCTGCTCCAGAAGATACAGCATACTCTCCACCCGTTGTCATAACAATTAAAGTTCTTGTAGCTTTTAATGCTTGGATTGCGTTGACCTGGTTAGATGCAATTGTATAAATCATAGCATCATCATCATTTGTCCCAATAGTCATATTTTCATAATCTCCAGACTTTGAGAAAAACATTGTTTGAGGCTGTTGTGATGTACCAGCAAAAACTAATCTTTGTTCAAAGAAAGATACACATCTAGGATGACCCGTTCTTGTAGAGAATGCTCCTAACTTCCAATCTGTGACAGCGTTTGTGTTATCGAAATTATCTTCAACAGTTGCACTAACTACAGTATCAGATGTAAATCCAGTTATCTTTGCGTAGCCATTTGAAAAATTAATTAATCTATTTACATCTCCAGAAACAAAAGTAGGAGCTGAGGCAGTAATAGTTATTGATCCAGATGTTCCGCTTGGTGTCATTGTGACGGAAGTTGTGTTGCTGTCCAGGTATGGTCCATCAGTAAATTCAACATCTGCCAAAGTCCAGGATGTATGACCAGTACGAGATAATTTTTTTACGGGATGGTTTTCATTGCAAATATACATGACATCTGCAGATTGCGCGAATTTAAGATCAAACAATTGTGCTGTTGTATATGGAGATGAGATTTCATAAGCAGATCCACTAGATGTTATTTGACCATCATCTTTATAAAATCTTATATATTGATTACCAAACTCTAAAACATAAGTTTGTGTAGTTGAAAAACTAAATGGAATTAATCTAGTTTTAGCTGAGCTTGTTTTAACTTCTGATACAAAATAAGTTCCTGGTCTTCTTGTTATTGGTCCATGTGGTAATACAACAAAGTTCTCAATACGAGATGCAGCCGAAAAGTATTTCGCAAAATCCGTTCTTCCTTGCATACTGTCGCTCATCTCCCCCGCTGTAAAGCTAGGGATTGATAGTAATTGTTTTCCCATATTAGTATCTACTTGTTATAAAATCTTCTGTTAAGACTTGATCCACTTGACCATTTGCTGGATCTACATTGTATCCCTCGCTTGCGTCTGTATGTTTAGCAAGTGATAATTTGTATTCGTATTTTTCTTGCATCAGTTTAGCTACCTGGAGATTAGCTGTAATTGCATAAGCTATATCTGCAGCTAGACCAGCTGATATTGTTTCTCTTAATAACACATCCATTTCGTTTGGATCTGTGACTTGAGATATAAAACTAATTTTAATTGCACTTTCGTTGCAAAGAATTTTTCTTCCCTCTACTTTATGATCTGAATTGTAAGCGTCTAAATTTAAAAGTCTCAGGCAATCACTCGGTAAAGTAAATTGATAAGAAAAACCATAAGCTGGAGTTGCAGTATCTTGAGCCAGTTGCTGTCTCTTGATTAATGAGTTCCAGGGATGACTTCTAAATACTGCATCTCTAACAGTAGCATATCGCTCATTGCAAAGTCTTGCGTTTTTAGAATTATCAGTAAGTGAAGTAATACTCGCAGCTCCTAACTGATTGAGCGCAGAATTACAAATTTGAACGACACTAGCCATTTGTTATGCTCTCCTCTTTTTTTTTGGAAATCCAGCTTTCATATTAGCGTATGCTTTTTTAGTGATTGTACTTTTAGATTTTGGTCTTGAAGTACCAGCTCTTTTTCTAGCATTTATATTTGCGTATAAGCCTCTTTTAGCCATTGTTATTTCCTCTTTTTACTTTTCATTATTTTTGCTTTGAGAGCTGCTGGTAATCTTTTTTGACCACCTTTTAGCTTGTTGCTTGGTCTGCCTCTCTTAGACCCATATGTTCCTTTACCCATTGGCATAAGGTTTCTCCTATTGGTTAGTTTAGCATTCTAGGCGGGTTCCACTCTCGCTTTCCCCGCCTAAAATTTTTAATGACTATTACTCGTCACAAGGTACTTGGAATACATGAGTTTCTTGCATTCTAGTAGCACCTATCGCCATGCTGTAATAAACTTGCGTAGCGTATGACTTGTCATCTCTCTCTGTGATTTTAGCTTTTACATCTGAACCAATCGCTAATTTGATTGCATCTTCTGTAAAACCAAAACATAATCTATCGTCTGTATTAGTTCCGTCTAATTCAAGTCTAGTTGACATGATAAATTCGAAACCTAAGAACGAGTTGATGTCTCCTTGAGCTAGAGCTTTCACAGTATTAAAATCGCTAGATTTTACTTCTGTTGTCGCTAATAGATCTTGGATCTGTTTTGGACCACAAACAAAGTATCTTTTTAAAGATGGATCTACATCGCCATTGTCAAAGAAAAACTTAGTTTCTAATAACTTAGCAATAGTTAATCCGTCTGTTTGTTGTGCAGTTGAGAATTTAGATGAGCTTGGTAAAGCCACCGCAGTTCCACCAGCAACGCCAGTATCTGCAGATCCTCCTAACGCAGCAATTATCTGATCGTCAATCGTTCTATTCATAGCTGCAGCTGCTGCTTTAGCGTATGTAGAAGTTGGATCAACAAGCATTCTTACCTTGTCAAGATCATCTATTAAATCAGCCCATTCAAAATCTGAAAGGCTAACTCGTCTTCTGCTGTGCGGTGTATTCACTTGAGGAGTTGCACCATGTCTAGTAGTTCTAGCCACAGCTGCTGTTGCTCCGATTTGATCGAAGAACGCATTTTTTCCTCTTACAGTTTCAACATCCACAGCACCTCTTAGCTTACTCCCCATTTGTTGAGAAAGCATACTTACATTTGAAGAATATTGTTCTACAAATGCTGTAGTGATTTGAGTTGACATATTTGTCTCCCTCTATTGTTAGTGTTGTTGTTTATGTTAAAACGGATGATTATCCTTGCGGGTCGCTCCTCGGTTTTAGATCTCATGGATCTTAGTCTTTCCTAATGTCAATCGGGGTCAGATGATTATCCCGATATTTCAGCTATACAGTTTGTTTTTGTTCCCGTAAAGCTAAAACTTCTGCAACAGCGTCTTGATGACCTGGATGGTTTTTATCCCAATACGCAGATCCTGGAGCTGTTAAACTATTTATTTCTTTGTCTATTTGTTTAGGAGTTTGCATAATTGGTCCATCTCCTTGAACAATTTTGTCTTCTCCCATTCTTTCAGCAAGCATTGCAAATGCTTTTATGACAGCTGGATTATCTCCAATCTTAGTTCCATCTTCCATATTCATACTCATAAATCCTGGAGGGAATACAGATGAAACTACATTGTTAGCAGCTGCAATTTTTTGATCGTATGCTTGACCCCACTCTGTTTTTAATTCAGTAGTAGCTTTATTTCTAGCTGCCTCTGCAATACTATTTGCAGCAGACAATTCTTGACCAATCATATCATTATAAAATTTTACAACTCCGTCAGCTTGTCCAGGTAATAAACCTAGCTTATGCGCTTGTTGTGCAAAACCTTTTAATGCTGCCTCATCGACAGTTTTATCTTCTGGTAAATTAAACTTATATTCATCAGCAGATTTTGGTCTTCCAAGTTTTTCATAAACTTTATTCCAATCTTCTTCTGTTGCATATTTATTAGGTACTGGAATTTTATCTGCACCTACTAATCTTTGCGCATGAACATAACCTTTAGCTAAACTTTCTATATC